TGAAGCATGGCATTAGAGTCGTATACCTCCTCGCATCGGATTCCAATAATTTTGTGATTTAGTTTTAACGGCATTTTTTGAAAAGTACCTTTTAGAACTTTTCCTGTTCATTTTTTTACGTCGCATAATTTGCTCCTTTTTTGTTTTTGCATTGACGTGGTGTCAATGCGACCAGTTACATCAAGTAAGGAACTGGTCATTGATCCGGAAAGTCCGGAATATTGAATAGCTCCCGTACAAGGCGAAGGCCTGGGAGCAGCGAATCATCGAGCTTGTTGTCGCTCGTTTGTATTGTATTTTCGATGTTATCGATAAGATTATCAAGGAATATTTGCAAATCCTTAATATCAAGGGATTTGATGAAGTTATTAATTAATTGTGTGACGATATAGACGATCATCGATTTTTTCATTTTAACCCCCTTTATCCCCCGTTGCATCGGGGGAATTTTTGTTTGTTTGTTAAATTTAACAAACATTTTTTAGCCCCAGGGCGGAAGCGCTTCGCTGTCCGCCCTGGGTTTGGCTGTTTAGCCTGATAAGCTTGACAGCCGTGGCCGCGTCATTATTGTACAGGCTCCGGGGGCGGAGTATCCGCCGGCAGAGGGTCAGGATCAGGTAATGAAGGGGGAATAAGTCCCAGTTGTTCCATTTCTTCCCTGTTATTTTCGTCCGACACAAAGTTGAGGAACTCGGCAGGGTCATTATTAAACCGCTTTCGCACAGAGCTCGGCAATGTAGAGAATGCACTATTAGCGGATATGACTTTATTCATAGCCTCGTGATAAGTCGGGACGTCAGTTAGATCAGTATAATCACCTTGAAAGGTAGATACATGATCAGCCAAGCCTGTTTTTTGATATTTTTTCATAATATTGTTTATGTCACACTCTTTTTTAAAAGATTGGTGTGTCATAGACGCGCCAGTAGTTTTGAAACCATTACGAGGTTGTTTTTCATAAGGTTTTTTAAAGTTTTGAGCCATGTTTTTTATACCTCCTATTTATTGAGAAGTTGTAAGGCAGAATTGCCAGATAAGCCGATAGCATTAGAAAAAGATTTTAAGTATATAAGCCAGTCATGCTCGTTTTCGAACTCGCTTCGCTTTTTCATTACCTCGGCAGCTTTATCGATGATCTCGAGTTTTTTTCGTTCGTATTGAGTACGAACATTTTCAGTTTTACGTTGTTGCAAGATGTAGTTGGTCATACCGTCCAGGTTGTCAGTCTCAGCTTGCATTTTAAACCATTGTTGACGTGCCATCCTGGCAGCAATAGCAGTATTCGCAGATGATCCGATTTTATCTACTAGAGTAGGCATAGAGCCAGAAGGAGTTGAGGCGCCAGCTTTATTATAAGCGAAGATAGGATTTAAACCAGCTTTGCGCATATCCTCCATTGAGCGTTGATAAGCAGTATTAGACATGCGCTCCTGGAAGTCCATTTGCTTTTGTGAAGCAGCTCTATATTGATCATTTACATCTTGACCACCAAAGAAGGACATTAATGGTTCAGCTATACCTGATACACCACCGATAATTTGACTAATTGGTGAGGTGATTTTAGATACTTTATCCGCAACAGAACCTATAGCGGACGTTACACTTGATAAAAAGCCCATAATATTATCCTTTTAGAAATGATCGATCATACCAGGAACACTATATACCGGCATCGGACGAGCGCATTTATAATTGAAATACGAGTCAAATATGAACTCGGGCTCAGTTGTTACAACGACTACGCGATCGATAGGCGGGTTTTCCTCGATAAACGATTGATTGAGAGCGGGAAGTGTCGCGAAGTCTTGCGCCAGGTGCCATGAATCTAGAGTTGCAGCATCATTGGACCGGAATTTACCAGTGATTTTAGATTGCTTGTAGCGATACTCGGCATAACGCTCCTGGTAGCCGAATACATTTTCATCGGCAGCCGATCCGTCAGCATAGATCTCTTTGTTGAGAACAGCCTGTTCTCCAATATGGGAGAGTGCAGGCCAGTAGAAGTCATAGCGAGTAGAACGAGAGAACATGCGATCCAGGCCTTGCTGATAAGTTAGGTCAGCCCGAACAGATACCATACCGATAATTATGCAGTGTTCAGTAAAGGATTTTGTAAAGCCCTGGTTGTATGCAGTGGCAACGCCAAAGGCAGCAAGGTTGCCCTGGGGAGATGTGCCGTCAGTGGAAGAAGTTTGTGCAACTGGATTGATATTCACTCGAGTAGAACCACCGCCGAGATACTCGGGACGAGTTGCACGAAGGTCAGGAGAAGTTACACCGAAATGTGATTTTACTATTTCGATGTAGCGAGTACCACCGCGGGCGTCTCGTTCAAATAGTTTTTGGAGCTGGAAAGCTTGACGCAGTTCATTGATAGTTGCAGCAGTCGCGTCAGTTAGATCAGCGTATAGAATCTCGGAAACGGAACCGGCATCTGATCCGAATAGTTTACCGCCAGAAGTTCCATCCGTGGCCATACGGCGAGTCGTGCCAAGAACAGAAGAACCGACAGTTAAGTAATTGCCAGATTCAGCAACGCCACTGAAAGAGGCGTCAGTTTTTACTTGTGCTGAGGTACCGAGCGGGAGATCGACAGATTCGCCTTTTTGTGGCCAGGGTAGACAGCTGGTGAAATAGTCGTGCCTTTTACCCCGTTTGAGTAGGACGTAATCACCAGGGGAGTCGGGACCGTCATCTTTGTCGACAACAACAGAATCGATGAGGTTCTGATCTCGGAACCACTCATTGTAGATAAGGTTATATGCACGATGCCAAAGAGAAGAATGTTCCAGATCAGCAATACCAGTAGGTATCCCAATATAGTCCGAAAGTGAACCATTTGCATGTCCAACCGATGCAGGCGCTGCCATAATAGGAACGACATAGTCTGTGGAATCTCCTGGGTCAGTTTGTTCACCATTGAATTTTTGGAAGTTATCCCAAATAAGACGAACAGGAACAGAGAAGAAGAAAGAATCGAGAAATACGTTATCCATGAACGGGTGAAGCGGAGTTGCCATACGGGCGAAAGCAGTCATATTGAGATTAAAGGTGTCACCTGGAAGTGCTTCATCGACCAGGACAGGAACGAGATAACCGGAATCGAAAGTTGTTTTTAGTCCACAAGATCGATTAAAGGAAGATCGCGGAATGTTAGCCTGGGGAACTTGGCTAAACATATGTTTCATTACTGACTTCATTTAGTGTCCTCCGTTTCTACAAGTTGAAGTTTTTGAGTTTTAAACTCGACCAGGTTGCCAAGAGATTGTTTTTCAGGAGTAATGAGAGCAGTTTGATCGTCATACTCACCTATAAAGAAAAGAGTATAATCGCTAGTGTGCCTTGCAAAGTTATGATCAGGATCATTAAGAGTATCAACAATAGCTCGAATAGCTTGTCCATGAGTGTCAAGGAAGAACGGTTGCAAGAATGCTTCACTCTTTTCGTCGTAGATAGTATAGATTTTTTTAACCATTTCAATTTGCCTCCAAATTACGTTGTAGTTTAGTAAATCTTGCCGTTTGGCATTTCTCGCGGTCTCGAAGCCTACGGGTAGAAGAATCCTTTTCGTATTCAGATGCTTTTTGTTTACGTTTTACTTTTCTTTTTAGCATTTCGAATTTGTCCATATCTTCGAGAATAGAATCGTAGAACTTAGGAATTTTTACCTCCTTTCCATTTATTACACATTTGTCGTTAGATAAGTCTTCATAGAATAGTTCGAACCATCCTGATCCGATACCTTTAGACATAGTTGTGTATTCAGGTTTTTTGTTCTGATAGTAATCTTGTGCTGAAGCTCCAAGAACTTTTTTGGTGATATATCGTGCAGTATAAGCAGCAGACTCAAAAGTAACGTCACCAACAGTAGAGTGGCCAAAAGGCCACAGACGCGACAGCGTTTCGGAAGTATAGACATTAATTCCATTATTTGTTGTGTAAAGTATTTTATCATTGAAATCAAAGTTAAATATACAAGCGTGAAAGTGAGGACGTCCGAGTGTTTTTACGAAAGTACATCCGGACTCCTGGCAATCGTTAAGGTTGCGACCACAAATGGCGCATGATTGACCATATTCACCGCAATGGTAATAGCGTATTTTAGCGTCTGTAGTTTTTCGAAGTCGTTTCATAAATTTTTGAAAGTCTGTTACATCCAGGGAGCCGTCCCTGGGTAGACAATCATTATTATAAGTTAGAGTTATGAAACAGTTATCGTCATAAAGTGACGCCTCGTGTACGCATCTTATAGCCCATTGGCGAGAGCGCTCGAGACGGCATCCGATACATTGACCACATGGAATTTGTATCTCTAAATCTTCGAAGCCGTCTTTTTTATTGAACACTATAGGCCGTTTACCCGATATATTTGCCGTTCGTGACCTCCAACCCTGTAAAGGATTGAAGCATGGCATTAGAGTCGTATACCTCCTCGCATCGGATTCCAATAATTTTGTGATTTAGTTTTAACGGCATTTTTA